CACACGGCGACCATCCTTGGCGAGTACAGTAGCATCCCATACGTAATCAATGAAACGTCTTGCCTGTTCTGGACGAAGGATACCGCTCCCTGCTTCTCCCGAAGGATTGACAGCGTTTGCACCGTTTGTCACACCTGTCAGTGCTGTTGGAATGTTTCCAATTGCACCGCCATCTGTGTAGTTACCTGGAATGTTGTCTGCTGCGTCAGAACCTGATGCAAATGCACCTTGCCCCTGGTATAGACCTGGAGCGGTTCCGCCGAGATTGCCACTTGTTCCTGGCTGATTTTTAATAATTTCTTCCGACATATTGTTCACCTCCTGAGTGATTTTTATTTTTTGTTATCTAAATAGATCGGCAGTTTTGAGGAAACGACCGTCCCATAGGGATTTCTGAACCTGTTCTGGCTCAGATTCCTGTACGATCTCGCCTAGATCGCCAGACTTGCGGAAAGCAGTGTCAGCCTCAACAGCATCTACTCTCTTTCCAAACTCGTTAAAAATCTGCTTTGACTCGGTTACCTCATTTTTTACTGAGTCTACAGACTTACTTAGTGCATCAACTTGCTCCTGTAGGAACTTGATAGTTGATGTTAGATCGCTAAAGGCTGATGTTAGAGTGTTCTTGATTTCTGCTACTGATTCAGCAACAGCATCTGCTTTTGATACCTCTTCAGTTTCAGTCTCGGTCTTATCTAGTTTCTTGTCTTCTTCGTCAGACATTTCTTCTTCATCTGACTCTTCTTCGACATCTTCACCAGTAGCACCGCTACCGCCAGCATATGCTGACTTTTCAACATCTTCAACAACTGGTGCAGCGTCAACGACTACTGCATCTTCTGTTGTGGCATCTGCCTCTGGAGCAACCTGTGTTTCTTCAACTGTAGTCGTTTCTTCAACTGCTACTTCGTTTGTTGTTTCATTCATAGGACTAGCCTCCTTATTCATCTTAGTATTAATGCCTTTAGCACTGTCAACTAAGAACTTTATCATGTCCATCTTTTCATTATCTGATTTTTCGACAAAACCTATATTTTGCATCTGGTTTCCTGTGGCTGGGCTAACCTCAGTCTCATTTTCTGAAATCTTTACGATCCCAGATTCTGGATCCCAGAATACATTCTCAATCTCTACATTGATTGAGTCACCCTTGATGGTGTCAACGCCATCTACTTTTTGAACTGAAAGAATATTTGCAAATTGATTTGCTGGTGTATCTACTAGAGAAAGTTCCATCAGGTCATACTCCTTAATAATGCGGATAGGGGCATCCATCTTTTCGTCGTACGCATCTTCGTACTTGTTCATTCTACCGCCAATAGAAAAACCTGAAAGAGTTCCATCTAGAACCTTCTCCCAGGTGTCTTGTGCTCCCTTTGAAACATATGCAGATACATAAACGCCAGAATAGAACTTCTTTGTTTCTGGGTCAAAGTACTTGTCTTCTTTGAACGATACCATCTTGCCAACTGCTAGTGGCTGGTGCATCTCACGGATGTTTCCACGAAACTTTGAAAAGGCCTTTACAGAAGCCTCTGCTGTAACAATGTCTGACTGACGATCTACGTTGTCAAGGGTGGCAAATCCAGAGACGATTCTTCGCTCTTTGTCCACCTTGCTGAATGGCATCGATAGGCGAACGTTTTCGCCCTCTGTGTCCCAATGTATTTTTGAAATAGTCATAGTAGTATAATTATAAGCCCTTTTTAAACTTTGTTACTTTATTATAACATATTTATTGAACAGAGCGTCCCTCACCTTTTGGATTTCTTCCAGAAACTGTTGCAGTATTGTCAGAAGAGTTTGAACTTCTTTCTGCATCTCGTTCACGAGTCTGTCCTGTATTGGCTGTAGCATCTGCTGCCTGCCTTGCGTTCAGTTCAAGAAAGTCGTCTGCCTCTTCCATCTGAGGAAGGCCTAGGCTCTCTCTTGCTTCGTTTCTGGTCATAACCTGATTACGAACATAACGCTCAATAATCTGAGATTGTGCAATCTCGTCTGTTAGGGTTAGTTCCTTAAACTTGAGTTCAACAATATCTGTCTTTTCCTTTATGATCTTGTTAATGACCTTTTCAAAGTTGCGTTGGGCTGGTCTTGCTACCTGCTCTTTAAAGGTGCGGTCTTGTGAAAGTGCTGCAGCAATTTGAGCAGAATCTCCACCACCAATTTTTGACAGAGGAACCTGATGGGCAACAAGGATGTCATCACGGTTTCTAATCCTGTATTCGTTGAACGAGGCTTCTTGTGTACCGCTTTCAACTGCTTCCATCTTGAACTCTACCTTATTGGTGTCAGAGTCTGCTGGTAGTGGAATATATAGGGTTCTGTGGTTCTGACCCTTTAGGCTTGTTTGAAGGAAGCGGAACATCTTGTCTTCTGCCTCTTCTGAAAGTTTTGCACCCTTAAGAGTTACGATGTAACGAGGAACACCCTTGTTAGTAAAGTAGTCGATGTTGTATTGTGATGCAAGAAGGTCTCCCTGCAATGCCCCAATAGCAGCAAGAATGTCTGGAACACCATAGAAAGAGTTCAACGGCGAATACTGCTTAATGTGAATGATTTCGTTTGGTCGTGGGTCATTCGTAATTGGATTTATGTTCTTTGCCCCAAAGTTTCTAAAGTAAACAACCTTGTTACCAATAATCTGAATGTATCCGTCACGGAGACGACGAACTCGCATTGTAGTTGCAGGAATGTGTCCCACATAACCAATCTCTCCGTTTACGGTTCTACCGATTTCAAGGTATCCGTTTCCAGTTGACTCGTAGTCTGTCCAAACCTTCATAAACGTAGATGTCATTGATTCATCTGAGTTTAGCGACTCAAACCATTCGTTAACTTCTACCTTAGCACGTTCAATACGCTTACGTGCCTTTTCTGTTGCAGACACATTATCAGATGCCTCAAGTGCCATGAGTACTCTCTGTGTGGCTTGCATTTCGTAACCTAGTCCAACGATATTTTCTACCTTGGCATCAATGGCTGCGTGGTTTGCAAAAGATCTGTCGTAGTAGTTTGACAATTCATACAGGTTCCATGGTGGAGTGATTACGTCAAATAGACCATAGCCATTACGGTATACTCTTCCAGGATTAATCTCCTTAGATGAGGCTCCGTTAATACCGCCTCTTACAGCAAGAGCACTGTCCTGGTATCCCTGAGACATTACGTCAACATTGTTATATTGCAGGGTTGACTCTACAACTGGGTCATTGTTAAGTTTTTCAATTCTGTCTGTTCTACGCTTAAAGTTTTTCTCAATACCAGAGAAGTTCTTTAGTTCGTCCCAAGAACGATTAAATGGGTCTTGTGCCTTAAAGGTGTCATCCTGCTTTTGCAGTTCGTCAAGTCCTAGGTCACGGATGTATTGCTCTGACATTATTCTTCATCTCCATACATAGCGATAGTATCTTTCGCTGCTTGCACAGCACCTAGATCGTTAAGGTTTGGTATAAGTCCCTGTTTCATTCTGTCCAACTGCTCGGAATACTCTTCTTCCGAAATCCTTGCCATACCTGGATAAAACTCTGGACGACCATTTGGCTGCCCAAGGCCAGAGGCTTCTCTCTTTAACTTTTCCATTTGGATGACATCTCCACGGTGTGAAGGGATGTTTAGGACGTTACCCCGACCGTCAGTGAAGGGCTTTCCGTTTTCTTTAATCCAAACATAGATGCCCCAATCATACTGTTTGTCAATTACTGTTACCTTTGAGTCACCAATCTGACCAGGGAAGCGTGGTTTTTCATTATTCATAACCAATAGTATACCATATTATGATGGCTTCTTGGTAAACGTAACAGGCGTTATCCTTCTATATGTCCTAAATCGATAGCCAGACAACCTAACACCATCGTCATCATCAAATATTGTTTTGTTTGTTCCAACATAGGCCTTAAATATTTCTGGCAAATTAATGCCCAAGGTGCTAATCTGTCCAATTACAAGAACATTGTTCCATGAGAACGTTCCTAGGGATGATAGGCTGCCCTTCCAGTCGTCCCAATCTAATTGCTCATTTGTAATTGTTTCTTTAACCCTATCCCAAATTCTAAAGGTGGTAAGGATTTTTTCCTGAAGACCAGTTGACTGGTAGTATGATAGGTGATTTACCAAGATAGGTCCATTGATCCTAAATGCCCCAGAGAAACTATTTAGATTAAGTTTTGCAGGAAATGAGATGCCTAGCATTGACCACTGCTTAGTTGAGATTGTTGGACTTTTAACAAGTTTTCCGTTTATGTAGAATGCTATTCCATTTTCCTCAAGGCCAGTGTTTGAGTTGATTGCGTAGATCTTTGCTCTTTTACCATTTGGATGTGTTGCAACTAGATAAAACTTGATATACGCATCTTTAGACTGTATCTCAAAGATTGGTGTTGATGAGTATGGAAAGAAGTCTCCGCTATATTTGAGCAGCACCTGTACCGCTGCCACATCGGCTTTTGACGCTAACTTTGGGTTTAGTGGAACTGTTAGGCCTCTGTTTATTAATGGCTCGTAGTCACCCACCAACTCAATTCCAGAATTTCTGCTCAGGAATAGGTATGGTGTGCTTCTTTTGTATATCCTAAATGGATTGACCCTTTTGTAGTTAAAGTATATTCCGCTCTTAGTGTATGGATATAGTGGCACTCCAAACTTTGTTCCAACTGCCGTTGGCAGTTTGTTGTCCAATGCCTGAGAGGTTAGTTCTATGCTAGGAATTGATGCTGGCTTTGTTCTTACCCCATCTGAAATCATCTCTACGTGAACGACAATGGCTAGATCAGAGAACTTTACAGATCTTGGTGGGTAGATAACGGTTCCATCAATTACTTCATACTTTGTGTTTACCCACTCGTCACCTGCCTTAATTAAGTTGTTTGTGCTAACGTTTTCGGTATTAACATAGGTTTCTATTGGGGTGTTTGCCCCAGTGCTAACATATTGAAATGTCACATAAGTTTTTGTTGAATATAAACTTGTGTCATACACATACTGGGTTTTTGTTCTATTCTTTAGATCTTCGTAAGATGGATATCCACTGAAAAGTTCATTGTCAAGTTCTGCATAGGTATACTGAGTTGGTGTGCCATACTCTGCCTGTAGTTCTCCATAGGTCCAGGTGTCCGTGTCTGTCTTTTGCTCCAGGAACTTTCCTGGTGATGGGTATCCAATATTAAACTGAATGAAGTCAAGGTCGTAATAGTCTCCGCCTTCTGCTCCCCTTACGTATTTAGCAAAGTGAGATAGCGGAACATAGTCTTCCCAGATTGAGTGTGTAGATACGTCCAAAACAAAGTTGCCAAAGAATGTCTTAGGGCTTAGTCTATAGGTTGCAACGTATGAGTAAAACACGTCAGACATTACTGATAGTGGATCTCCACCATCTAGAACCGTTGTCCAGTAATCTGAGTTATTTCCAAAATAACTATTTCCTGCGTCATAGACAATATCTTCAAATTCGTTTTTATTAATTGCTATTCCGTTTTCAGAAAACATAAACCCTATTGCTTTTGCGTTTCTTCTTGTAGATAACGAGAAATTATACACATTTCCAAGGTAGGTGTTTTCAAATGTATTGTCTCCAGCAATGAATATCTCAAAGTTATTTCTATTAGCAAAAAACTGAATAAGTTCTTGACCATAATACGAAGAAACCTTGTCTAAGTCTATGCCAGCAACAAACATTTCTCCAACTCCAAAAGCAAAGTCTTCTTCGTCTTCTTCGAATGACTTAATTGGAATATCTGCTTTTGTTGTTTCGGATATTCCATTGTAGTACTTGTAGAGAATGTGGTTTCCATTGTTAATAATGCTAAAGTAATTGCCAGAACTCTTGTCTCTTATCTTAATAAGAATCTGGTCTGATGATGAGGTTTCTAGTGTTTTGAATATTCCATAGACTGCTTTTAGTTGATCAGATATAAAAGAAATGCTGTCAAGATACAGGTAGCCATAGACGGTTTCCCAACTTGTTCCAGGCCTCATCTTGAAATATGTTTCAGCCTCGTAGTTATTTAGTGCCTGGTCTTCTAGCCACAAGGTGCTAGAGCCAGAAGAAAGGACTATCTCTGGTAGTGGGTGTAGTGGGCTAGCAATTGAATTTTGAGTAAAACTAATATTGTCTGATATACCACTTGTCCATGGGCTATTCTTAGGGAATACAAAGTTTGCTGCATAGTTTGAACTTTGATAATCTATTGCCACAGTCTTTCCATCATATGCAGAATTTAGGTTTTCTGGATATTCAACGTTTTGTCCATATACCCATTTTCTTTTTGCCAGGGTTTTGTCAACATCGTATGGATAAATTCCAATGCAGTCTAGGTCAATTGCCACGTCTGGTGTGCAATAGAAACCAATCCAGTCCTGATCTTTTCCTGATGCACTGAGTTTGTCTGGCAGGTAGGTGTTAATCTCATCAAACTCAATGCTGATTAGTTCTTCTGTGTTTACGACTAGGGCAAGTCTGCCTGGGAAGTATTTTAGGTGAACAAGCATTGGCCTTCCCCATTCTGGAACAGGTGCAGACTTAACGTTTTCAGAAATCTTTAGATAGAATCTTTCATGGTCTACATAGATACCATCGTTAGAACCAACTGGCCCGACAACTCTTTGTGGCGTTGTTGACGAAGAATCAATTCTCATCCATGCCTCAAGCGTGTAGGTGGTGTGCTTTCCAGTATCGTTTAGCATTCCGCTTGCTGGAATAATTACAGACGGTAGCCCAGCATTATCTATCAATCTTGTTACAGACTCAGCACCAAAGACCATTGGCATTCCAGCGTTCTGTGCAAATATTTTGTTTTGGGTAGATAGGTAATATCCGTGCGTCTCTTGTAGTCCATAGGCCTTTGCCTCTACCGCCTTGTCAGCACCGTCAACTGCAATGGTACTTGGGAAGTCAATGATTGATCCAGAGCCATCTTCCTTATAAACTAACCCCAAAGATTCTGACTGAAACTCTTCTGACCATTGGCCCAGACTAAGGCCATTAATATAAAACACATACTCTGTTGCTGGATCTTCGCTGTCAAAGTACTCTATGTCAAAAAATAGGTTTACATCGCTTGTTTCGTTTGGGATGTCAAAGGTTTCTGCAAGATATAGCCAGTTATTGTATATGGTAGTTTCAAATGTTTTTGATACCCTGACGACTTGCTGGGTAATTTCTTCTATGTAGGTAAAGCCTAGGGTCACCGACTTTACATATTCTGTATCTGAGTAAAAGTATGAGCCAATTGACATGGTTGCAAGGTCTATGTCCATGTCTGTAAAATTTGTTACCACTGGACTAGTTATTCTAGTCTTTCCAACAAAATCGTCAAGTGGTCGTTTTGTGGCTGTTATTTTATAGAGTCCACCACTAAGATATTGCCCCAAGTTTGATGAGTCTTGCGTGATCTCAGCATCGTCACTTATGTCTGGGTCTTCTGGAACTGTCCAGTTATCTGTTAAGTCTCTTCCAGAGTCGCTTAGGTATGACACATAGTCCAATTGGTCGTCAAGTGCCCACATAGCAATTGGGTGCTCACTGTAGGCTTTTTCAGCATAGATATTGGATGGGCTAGACATTTATTCTCCTGGTTAATTTTACCATACTTAACCAATTGTTTTGTCTATTAGATTATTTCTTAATAGACTGATAAAAATTATGAATTAGACTGTCATAGATTTTTGTTACATTGCTCAGAGATTCAGGATATATTGGATTTTTGAGTTCTTCTATGGTCTCTGCATAAAGAGGGTGGATTTCTCTAGGCACATGCCCCCTTTTAGTAAAAGACTCATCATCTTGATTAACCATCTTACTTAGTTCAAATGTCTTTGCAAGTATGTTTTCAGCACTTAGATGCACTCTTTTTTCTAGGCCATACTTATTTTCTATTAGGTCTAACGTGCCAACTATGTCAGAAGTTACTTTTTCAAAAGGTATCACAAACACGTTGGGGTTGTTCTGAGCACAATATACCAGATCTCCGTATAAGTCTATAAGCCTTGTTAAATTTTTAGCCTTTTCTGGTTCTTTTACTGACAGGTGCACAGAACAAGACGCTATTGCCTCTACTGGATTTCTGATTATTGATACTACAGGAAATAGTCCATTTGCTGCTGCTAGATGTTTGGAATTGTGGCTATGGCTTTGCACAGACATATTAGGCCAAGACATATTTAGGGCTGCTACTAAGAACGTATTAGCAGACCTTGGAAAACTTTCGACAGTAAAATGTGGATTTGTTACGGATTTGTCGCCCCTGCTTCTTGTTTCTGCAAAAAGTTCTGCAATAGTTTCATAACTATTGTTTGGCGATGACATTACTTGTAGGACCTTCTTGTCCATACTTTATCTTTGTAGACTCCACCATCTGGTATTCTATATATCTCTGCAGTTTCTTTATGCTTTTGAAACATCTGCTCTACCGTCTGAATGACTGCTTCTGATTCCCAGTTATCTCGTTTAAACGGTATCATCTGTGCATAAATAGTGCCTGCTGGGATAATTCCTTGAAAAGATCTATTAAGAAAAAATGGCATCATTCCAGGTTGATTCACAACATCATTATCGATGATACCGCTAGTAGTTAAAAACGGAAGTTCGAACCTATTTAGTGGGTGGGTATAGAGAACACTGTATCCTTCTGGAACACCAACACCCCAGTCAGGAAGCCAGGCGAAGTGATGGGGATGATGTCCCAAAGGGTTTTGAAACTGAGGCATGGGTGGACGTTTTGTGCAAAAGTCCTGATATGCAGGATTTTCTATTCGCACCTGTATAACGCCTGTTTCATCTAGATAAAACTCTAGATCACATGGAGTCTTGAGTGCATACCCAGAACCCATTACGTCAAACACTGCTGGACAGGACTTCCAGGTAGGCATCTTGCCTCCGTCTGGGCCTTTCCAAACTTCGTTAGTTACTGGGTCTACTGCAAACCTGTCTGCTTTTCTATACCATTCTGGAATAGTTTTTATAACAGGCTCAGGTTTTGAGATGCTGGCAGCAGTTAGCCATGGACGATTAGAAAAAAACTTAATTATGTTTGTCAATTGTGGTTCCTAAATTTAATGTTATAAATAGTTGTTGGAGTTAACTAAGTTATTAGTTTCCAGTTTCTTTGTACATTTCTGGAGTGTGGAACTTTGCACTGTAGTCAAGCATGGTAACAATAGAATACTTAAATCCAGATTCTACTGGCATTGCTCGGTGTGGATACATGAAGTTTGATGGAAACAAGAATAGGTCTCCAGCCTTTGCTTTTACCTTAAGGCCTTGTAGGCGGAAAAACAATTCTCCACCTTCATAGTCATCATTAGGGTAGAGTACCGCAGATAGAGTGCTGTTATATGAGAATCCGTGATCGGTGTGCTCTTGGAAGTGTTGTCCTGGTCCATACTTAATAAAGTTATTAGCCTCCCAGTACTTAAGTTCGCCAATAGGAAATCTTTGGCAATAGTCTGCAACTGGGCCAACCATGGAGTTGTGAACTACATCCCAAATATCTCTAAGTTCATCGCCAGCAGGAGACTGGTCGCTATCTATGTCTGTACGCTTGTATTTAAAATCATAGCAGTCTCGATACTCGGGCATTTTTTGTGCATAACCAACCATGGCTTCAGCATATCCATAGTGGCTTGTAGGGTCTTCTAAAACGGCTTCTAGTCTTTTGATTATTTCCATGCCGTTAGGAAGTGCATCGTGGTACACAAATATTCCTGGTGCTAGTTCTTCTTCTGATGTCCAAGTTCTTTCAGTCATTTATTTCTCCTAATTGTTATCTTGTTATGTGCCTACAAAGCCACCAAAGTAAGGTGGGAAATATGGGCCAAAGGTGGGTGGGAAGTATGGGGGGAAATATGGGGGAAAGTATGGTGGGAAGTATGGGGGTAGCGTCGTTACACTGTTAGAATTAGCAGAATACGTTCCATTACCATTGTCATTTTCTGCACGAACTTGATACGTCTGAGCAGTGTTTGCTTCCTGACTAATTGTTACAGAGGTTGATGTGGTTGTTCCAGTTTTTCCATCAGATGATGTCCACCTATAGAGATTGATGGTTTTACCACCATTTGATGGGGCGGTCCAAGATAATGTGTCTGAGTCAACTCCAGCGGTTGCAGTTGGAGTTCCAATGGTATTAGGAACAGTGGTAGCAGTGATTGCTGTAGAGGCTGAAGATGCACTAGAGGTACCTGCTGCGTTGGTAGCAGTAACAGTAAATGTATAAGAAGTGGCTGACTGCAACCCTTCAACCATTAATGGTGATGATGATCCAGTTGCCGTAAAACTGCCTGGGCTAGAGGTTGCTGTAAATGATGTTGCTGCAGGTGAGCCAGCAGGTAGGCTAAACGTTACTGTGGCTGCTCCGTTGTTGAACGCTCTGTTGGTTCCTACGTCAGTAGCAGATACGCTCACTGGGGTAGATGGTTGCAAAAAGTCGTTTTGCGACTGCGACCTTCTTCCTGCTCTTTTACTCATTAGTAGTCCTTATTATGCGGTTAGGTCACCAAACACAAGCCAAGTATTTGATGCTCTCTTTAATAGTGTAGCAGAAGACCACTGAGTTCGCAACTTTAATCCAGGGGTGGCATTAACAGTAACCCCCACAGCACCTGCAATTGTTACCTGACCAGAACCAGTCTGAATGATGTCTAGTGTAGTTCCTACTGGGTAATCTACTGTTGCATCTGTAGGAATTGTCAGGGTAGTTCCAGTTGATTTATTAATTTCAATAATTGTGTCACGCTCTGTTAAGGAGGCGAGGGTGTATGAATCGGTCTTCTGCGAGATTGTGGTGATAGACGGTACGCCAACCTTAGTCTGTGTGCCGTCAGTAAAGACAACGCCTGCTACTTCAATGTTATTGACTGCTAGATCATCTAGAGAACCTTCACCAAAAGCAACTGTTGTTGCTGGTTCGGTTTCTACTCCTTTAAAAATTTTCCAGATGTTAGCAGATACATCTCTTACGATACCTGCATGTTGTGCTGTTCCGTCATTGTATCCAACTACTAAACCAAGATCAACAGTGTTTGCTGAATTTGTGTGAGCAATCTGAATCATGTTGTCTTCAATTGTAATGCTGGTGGCAGATGCTATAAATTCAGTACCGTTTACGGTAAAGTTTCCGTCAACAACGAGGTCCTGATCGATCTCAACTGAGCCTGTGAATGTTGCTCCTGAAAGTGATGCCTTTGCATCAAGTGCTGTTTGTGTTGCAGTAGAAATAGGCTTATTAGCATCCGAGGTGTTGTCTACGTTGCCAAGACCAACGTGAGTCTTTGTTACACCTGATACAGTGCCTGTAAAGGTTGGATCTGCAGTTGGGGCTTTAGCGTCTATCTGAGTCTGAATAGCAGAGGTAACTCCGTTTACATATCCTAGTTCAGTGCTACTAACGTCTCCAATCGAAGTTGTGTTTGGTAGAACAACCGTTCCTGTAAATGTAGGTCCAGATAGCGGAGCGTAAGTGGTAGATGCTGTAGCAGATGCTAGTTTTGCGTCTAGTTGAGTTTGTATGGCACTTGTAACGCCGTTTACGTATGCAAGTTCAGTAGCACTTACATCTCCGATAGATGTTGTGTTGGGAAGGGTTACAGTACCGCTAAAAGTAGGACCAGCAAGGGGAGCCAGAGAGGCTAGATCAGCAGTAACAACCAAATCAGAGGTGTCTTCAATTCCATGCACGTTTGTAGTAAGGGCAGCGTGATCAGACACGGCGTTAGGTGCAGGGGCAGCATATGGACGAGAGTTCCAGGCTGTACTTCCATTACCAATCTTAAATCTACCAGTATCGGTTTCAAAACCAACCTCACCTGTTGCTAGAACTGTATTTGCAGCGGTCCACTCAGCAGCAGTTCCTCTTCTCTGTAGCATTCTTGTTGCCATATTTAAATTCTCCTAATGGGGTCTACCCAAGCATATATAAACTAATTATAACATAATTATTCGATGTTTCCAGCATCAATTGTTGCGTCCCAGACTTCTGTTGTTGGGGTACCGCCATCTGTATATGTTGCTCCATCGACATCTCCACCATCTAGATTACTTCCTGGGAGTGCAGATATCACTGCGTCTAAATACTCTTTTGTTACTGCATGATCTGGGTCTGTTGGACTACCAACAACGACTGGGCCACCGAATGAACCGCTGCCATTTACGGCAAGGCCATTCTTAACTTTAAAGTCTTTATTATTAGTGGTCAAGGTAGTCTCCTGTTTTTAATTATACCATTAATTAGGAACAAAAATACCCCCCAGTATTTCGTGGGGGGTATTCTATTAATGTTTATTAGACAAGTAGTGTTCCAACAACATTGATTGTTGAATCATTTACTGGGTTAACTCGTAGTCTAACGTTCGATCCAGAAATATCTGCAGTAATTGTGCCTCTAGATCCGTTTGTACCAACGATTGCATATTCTGTAATAGCAATGTTGTCTCCTGAGTCTAGTGTTAGCAATACTTCACTTACTTCATTTTCTGTGCCGTTGTCAATCTTAACAAGGAACTTTGCTGTCTTGTATGATGCTTTAGGGAACTGGTATGCTGTAACTACAACGCTTCCCAAAGATGTTGCTGTTGCTGCTACCTGCTTTGCAAGAGAGTCAATGTTTACGGCGGTAAATGCTGTAGTTCCATCCTTTAGGTCATCTACTAGACCAGAAGCGGTTCCTGCTGCATCGTAGTTAGAAGCAAGTCCATCAGCATAGTCTTCTGCATCCGATAGTGCCTGTGATGCTGCACCATATGCGTCGTAGGTGTTTGCGGTTACAGAGATTGTGTCTGTAATCTGATCAATTGTAATGCCAGTGCCTGCGGTTAGTGTGTCTTGCTTTCCGCTAATCTGTGTTCCAATTGTAGTAGCAAATGATTCATCGTCATTAATTGCTGCTGCTAGTTCGTTTAGTGTGTCAAGAAGTGCTGGTGCACCGTCAACTAGATCTGATACTGCGGTAGCAATTCTGTCTGTAATTGTGTTGCCTGCAGTTCCGTCAACTGTAACGTCACCAATTAGGTCATCTGCATATGCCTTTGCGTTTGTCTCTGCTGTAGAAGCAGCACCAGATGCGTCGTATGCCGATGCGGTTGCGTCAAGTGCACGTTGATTGGTGAAGTAGAGATTGGTTACTCCTTCTTCAATGTCATCTGTGTCAAGTCCGCCAATTGCGGTATCGGTATATGAGTTTGCGTTGGTTTCGGCTGTAGATGCAGAGCCAGATGGGTCATACGCTGATGCTGTTGCATCTAGTGCACGTTGGTTAGTGAAGTAGAGGTTAGTTACACCTTCTTCAATGTCGTCTGTGTCTAGTGCATCAACAATTCCCTGTGCTGTGCCAGTTGCATCGTATGCCGAAGCAGTTGCATCTAGTGCTCTTTGGTTTGTGAAGTAAAGGTTTGTTACACCTTCGGTGAGGTCGTCAGTATCTGAGTCAGCAACGCCATTCTCAGCGGTAATTGTTAGACCATCTTCGTTTCCAGTAATAGTGATGTTTGTTAGAGTTGCGTTTGTTAGCAAGTCTGCTGCATCGCCCTTTGCTCTGGCTGTTGTGTAGTAGAGGTTGGTAACACCCTCTTCGATGTCATCTGTGTCCAGTGCATCAATTGCTGTGTTAACCTCTGTTGTAATTTCTGACGATACTGCGTCGATTGCTCTTTGTGATGTAAAATACTGATTGGTACTACCTTCGGGTAGATCATCTGTAGTGCTTCCTGTGGTGATTACATCTTCACCATTTACGGTTGCTGTAGTTCCTTCAACTACTAGGCCGTGTTTGACTCTAAAGTCCTTATCGACTGTTGCCATTTTTTATCTCCTTAGTTTATGCCTTAAGTCCCATACGAGC